CCCTGGCTATTACTGGCCAGTACTTCATAAACTTTGGGTATGGGTCATGAAGTCGTCCTGCTTTTTTGTCGAACCTGACTTCGTAGTCGTTGTGCCAATGAGACTGTGTATCTTTAGGGTCTTCTGGATTCTGCATATCGAAACCGAGAAGCACGACCGTTTTAGCACCAAGCCAATAGGCAAAATTGATCGCTGAAGCACCGGAGTTGCCATTCCAGGCAATGGCATTTCTTCTCTTGATCTCAATTCCAGATGGCTTGCTTCTGCCGACATATTTCACCCTGGCTTTTCTTTGCTCTGGAAGGGTGGCTGCACAAGTGACAATCAATCCCCCATATTCACTTATGGCCGGCAAATTCTCTTCGTACCAGCCTTTATCCCCGAACCAGCAGGCATCAACCCAAGGTCCGAGTTTGTATGCCTGATTAACTCCAATTACTCGGTGGTTATGGATGAGTGATAAATCCTGTTTTAAAAGACTGACTCCCCCACCGATAATGAAGACAATCGAGCCTGGCCATAAGGCCGGTATTTCCCAGAAATTAGCCACGAGCTTCGAGTATTGCTTCGCGGAGCTGATCTTCGGCTTCGTACTCTTCGAGGATCTCAATTTCTTCCTCTTCCATGATATCGATCAGGGCATCCCAGTCCAGCGCACCAAGATCAACAATTTCAGTCTTGGGGATCTCCATCATCTTCCCCATGATCTTTTCTGCCTCGCTTTTTTTCATCGGGGCATCATTCAGGGGTTTATCGGGATTGTCCGGGTTGACGATATTATACATTCCCCGCTGGACCCGAACCAGATGGAGTTCTTTCGGTGGGGTCGTTGGTATTTGAATCTTCGCCGGTTCGGAGATCGGTTTAACCGCCGTCAAACAGTCATAATCTTTTTCGAACGAACCAAGAAATCCTTCCGGCACTTCAACTACATCGCCCGGCACGACTGAAAATCTTTTCCCATCATACTTAAAGGAATGCCGTCCCGTTTTTGCTTTCTTTCTGTATTTACAAAGGTTCATAGAGCCCTCCTTGCTGGTTATCTTTGATGAAATAGAATGGTGGATTGCGCCCACCATTCTAATGTCATTTTGCCTTCAATGTGGGCGCGGATTAAGCGTGCAGTACCGTTACGCCACAGTTGCCATTCTGATCGGCCCGGATCTGCGGGACCATAATCGTCATGACCTTGTAATTGGTGGTCATCCCGCCGCCCTCAGTCCATTCGACCGTGGTAAGGGGCAGGCCTTCAACCATCCTGACAACATCGGAAGTCATCTGAACCAGAACAACATGATCTGCAGTCATCTTGTCGACGACCTTGACCTCGGTGATACCGGCGATTTCTAGGATACGCTGACGAATGGTCTTGTCGGATTCGGCCTTGTAATCGTCGTCAAGAACGGTCTCATACGAAGTCGGCAAATAGAGAACCCAAGGCCCGTAGAAATGAGAATCAATGGATGCCTGTTTCATCTCGCGAACATCATCAAGAATATCCTCGCCAGTTGTCCCCGATGCATCCCAGTTTGCCGCCAGAGTGACATTATTAACTTGAGGATGATCCAAATACCCATAGATGATTCCACCGCCATAAGCATACGAAGAAACGCCGGCAAACAGCATATCTTCGATCTTCTCTGCGACGACACGAGCGGCCATGGTGGCGGTCGTGGTATCCAGCGGGGTACTGCCATTCCTGGAGGCGGTCAGAGTCCGAATATTATACTGGAAATCCTTATGGACGATCGGCAGCGGCAAATACTTCAGGGTCGTTTCGGGCCGGTCCCGTTTGCTCGGGGTGACCGCATCCATGGTCAGTTCAGCGGCAGTCAACTCGGAGATATCCTCATACTCGAGAACGGTCTTCCCAAGGCCATTGCCAATCCGATATACCAGATTCCGGGAATACAGATCCGCTACGCCGACGAGACGCTCCTGGGCAGCGAACATAACCGCCTGATCGAGTTCCTTCCACTCATCTTTCCGGAGAGTAGCGGCGTTGACCCGAACCACCTGCGGCTGGCCGCTATTATAGACAACAGCATAAGCATGGCCATCCTGGCCGATCCAGGGTTTGAGCAGACCGACCGACATCCCGCCGGCCATCAGTTTTTGTGCTACGGGACCAGACCCGGCGCCATTCTGGATAAATTCAATCCCAGCATTCGCATACGTTTTATTCATTGCTTCCTCCTACTTGTTTTATCTCAAAAACCTTTATGCCACCAACCAGGCAGCGAAAATATTACGCGATTTCTACGGGACAGCGACCAGAAGGATCAGCGGCAGACGATCCGGACATATCACAAGCTGCCATTGCATAGCCGACAATACAATTATCGGCAATCGGGGTGGTATCGGCGCTGGAATCATCCCATACCGATTCGGTGGGTGCTGTATATTTGGTCAGAGTGCCATCACCAGCAGACTGCAGAGGATCGCCGATAGCGATATTCTGACCATTGGCAATAATGGCGTTTACCTCAGCGCCACGTTCCACGATCTCATACTGTACGCGGGTATTGGCGGCATAAGCATCAGCAATCGTTTTGCCCTGCATATCGTCTTCAATAGCGAAAGCCTTCTGTGCATGTCCACCAGCAGTGGCGTGAACTCGCAGTTTGCCAGTGGTCATAACTTCAACCAGATGCCCCGGAGTGATAGCGGCGTTTGCCACTCGCTCTTTCCGGATTCCTCGACCGATCAGGATGATCGTTTTTGCATTTGTAGCGGCCATTTGTAGCCCTCCATTATATTTTTGTTATTCGATTTACTACATCAATTTCAAAACTGTTTGTCGGCTTATTTCTTGCCGAGATTCTCCGAAAGAGTTACTGGAATATACGCCTCTTCAACATGACCGGTATTGACAACCTGACCTGCAGGGGCCTGGCCGGAATAGTTCGGAGCAGGAGCCGGGAGGAGATTGGAAATGGATTCGAGCATACCCATATCCATGCCTTTGAGCTGGTCCTCATTGAAGGTATTCCGCTCATTGGCCGTGATCTTGGCGATCAGGGAGGCGCGCTTGGTATCCAGTTCTTTCATGCCGGCGTTGACCACAGAACGGATCTCGGTGGGGACAGTTTCCAGCCAGCCGGCCAGGGTAGTCGGTGCTGCTTTGGTATTGTCGATGACTTTTTCCACGATCTTTTCAACCTCCTTGATAATTTCTTTCGGTTCGGCATTGGCCATTACCTTGCTGAACTGTGCTTCGTTCAGGCCGGTCAACCATTCGCGGTCTTCCTCGGTAAAGGCATTCTCCTGATTTTCAATCATTTGATTGACCGTCATTTCCTTACACTTTGCCTTGTCAGCGGGGGTAACCGCCTTCTCGGCACATTTTGCTTTTGCAGCAGCTGTAGCCATAATCCTTACCTCCTCGGTAATGTTGTTTTCGGCGGGTCCGCCTTCATTGCTCTTCGGTTTGTATTGGAGGTCTTCAATCACTTCTTCTGGATCTCCTACAAACTCCAATTCTCCACTGTCATTTACTGAATACTTCTGCTTTAGCAGTACTGATTGTTCGGGTTGGTTTGGTCTTCGTAAATCTTGTTTGTAAATAAACGAATCTGAATAAACAGCTCGTAAATAATTGACAACTACCGATCTATCTGTTACTCGATCATAAACATCCATTGAATCAACAAAACGCCGGACCTTATCAATTAGACCACCAAGTTCTTGTTGTTTGGCCAAAACGATCAAGATGCTTTCTTTTCCGGAATTCATAATCTCCTTTGAATTCGCACGCAGCCCGCAGCCATCATCCCAAGAACAAGCCCCGGTCGAATTTGGAAGCAAGGCCAAATGATCCGGGATCATATCGACTATACTGGCACTGTACTGCTCGGAATTCCATTGCCCGGCCTGGCCGTCATCCATGGCCAAAAGTCCAGTAGACACCTCAAGTTTGCCGCCGTTCTCGATGAATGAAAACAGGCTTGGTGACTTCTGGCTGACCAGTGCTGTATTGAGAAAGAGTTCGGCCTTGAGTTTTCCGCCTTCAAAAACCACATTGGCCACATATCCAACCTGCCATTCCTGACGGATGGTTCCGTCGTGATTGCAGAGGACATGAGTTCCATCAGAAAGAATCGGATGTCCGACTGTTACCGGCATGTTGTTCCAGTGTGGGGCAGATGCTTCTAGGACCTGAGGCGGATAATAGACAGGATCAGTACCGACCCCGTGGTGGACGCCCTCAGCTAGCATGACAACTGGATAGACTTGGTATTCAACTCCGCCAATTCTCCGCCTCTGCAGAACTTTCAGGCTCGGTCCTTTCTCAATTGCCTGAGCAACCATCAATTGCATTTCTTTCATTTTAATCCTCTTTAATATACGGTAAAGCCACACACCGGCATTGTGGATGTGCCGGAATTATATACTCAGCATCATCAATCGAAAACAAAACTCCATTCAACGGGGAGCACTTGGGACATACTCTACTATCTCCAGCAGTCAGCCACTCCACCTGAACATTGATCCCCAGTATGCCAGCCGCCTTGTACTCACCAATATTGGCTGAATGGTGCGCCCGAATAACTTCAGTACGAGCCAGCACTTCAGCCCTTCGCCTTGCCGGGATCTTCCGGCCAAGGGAATCTATAATCGATAAGTCAGCGCCAGTACCATCCCCTGTAATCGCTTTATTCAATAGTCGCGCAATCTCTCTTGGTCCTCGGCCGTCAGCCAAGCCCATTGCCAGGACGTCGGAAACCACTGACTCCATCTCCGCAGTAATGCCCTGAAGCGATGAATATGCCCTTGTATAGATAAGGCCAACACGATCAGCATGAACTGGACCATTAAAAGTAGAAACGATTGGTTCTCCTCCGAGTTGACCTTCATCGATTTCAATCCCCTTTTTCCTGAGTTCCTGCCTGGCCCTTCTGATCCCCTGTTGGTATGCGCTGTCGATATATAATTTCATCCATGTGGATCTAGCGGAGTTGGGATCGGAACTAATCAAATCAAAAGCCATCCTCAAACCCTGCTTTCCATCTGTAAAGAAATATTCCTCATTCTTTGCTTTCAACCACTTTACAAACGCTTCGACTTTCTGGTCATTCCTGGGAAAATCGTATTGTTTGGAGGATAATCCAGAAGCATTTACAGTAACTCTTGTTTCTTCTACCAAACCAAAAACATCCAACTCAATTACTGCCTGGCGGATATCTATCATCAAACTTGCAAATCGATTGCGCATCTCAGCCACGAACTTATTACGGAGAGTAATAGTCCGAGTGGGGTCAATCGAATTTGTAAGGAAGAGAGATATCATATTAATTGTGTAATCGTAAGTAGTATAGCAATTCCCCAGAGAATGCCGGATATGATCTTTTCTGTTTTGCTCATCACATCGGCCCAAAACCGACCCACAGCACCGCCGCCAGTTCGATAGCGAGGATGACGAGTAGGGCGTTGATGACGTGGGTCACGCCCCCACCACTTGATCCGCCCGCGCAATCCCAGCAGCATCGAGGTCCGCACTGTAGACCACCATGCCCCTACCCCCGATCCGTATCTTCGGTGTCGGTTCCAGCGCATCCAAATCAACCGAAGCGTTGTTGGTGAACTCGGGGATGGCCTGGAAGTCTGCGCCGAGTGGGGCTGTGATTACGGTGCCGGTTATGGGTGCGTCTATGCCGAGCGGCCCATGATATTGGAGTGATGATCGTATCATTTGATCCTCATGGAGTAAATTTTGCAACTCCGGTTTTTGAGTAGTTATCGTGAAAAATGAAATCCTTTTGTTTCTGCATCACAATGTCGCCGGATTGTAAATAATTGTCGTGGACCTTGTTACCATATTGGTATGACTGTGACCCGTAGATGCCCTTGACTGCCAGAGCCTCAGTGTTATAAATACCCATCAGGTTATTCCCTGATATCTCATTATGCCAGGCAATTGTCTCCCACAAAGACAGCATTAATCCCCCGCAGACATTTATCCCCTTGGACATACCTGAGACGAGATTATTTTTGACGCTGAATCCGCAACAATTCAGCCATAATGATATCCCTACGCCGTAGGTAGGGTCAGCCCCATAACTGCCGAAAATCTCATTATGTGAAATGTCACAGTTATAGAATCCTGCCTGAACGGAAAAAATCCCAGAAAGACTCACAGTGTTTGCCGCAATGGGTATGTCCAGGATCAAAGAATTTGTTAAATGATCAAACGAATGTATCCTGGCTATTAATCCATCTTGACCTGTTGCTCGATTGAAAGAAAACCTGAACTTATGCCAGTCGTCCCGGCCCGACACTAAGCATTGGTCGATCCCTGATACCAGTACGTGCTGCATACTTCCAAATGTTACAACAAGCCTCCCTGCTGCATCATTGGTAGCAGCAGATAATGTTCCAGTGCATATAGTTGGGCACAAACCTTCATCATTTCCATAGCCATCAAAGGCGATCCCCTCTTCGTCTATGCCATATAATTTATTGTTCGCAACTACTGCCCCGGAAATAACCCCGTAACGAGAAGCTGAAAAGAAAATCCCGGTAATTGCCCCGAACAAAGAGGCATCTATCACATTATTTGAAACATCAATCTTTCCATTATCGTCAAAACTTTTAGCTCCACTGATAGAATCTGGCGCCCACTGTGGAGATATTGCAACAGGGTGAGAAACCTTTCCTGTAAATTTAAAAGAATTGCCAGAGAAAATAACACCTCTTATCCATCGCAAATTAAATGCGCTGTAGCATTGCCCAAAAGTTCCGACATTATCAATAATCTCTACCGCAGGGATATCACCTCTTGGGCTGTCGAAAGAGAAATTAAACAGATAGGTGGATGATGGATTGTCATCGGTTAATAACTCACACCCCACTATTGAAAATTTGCGAGGCACAGGCCAACCTGGATGTAAGGGAGCCTGCATGGTTAAATAGTTGCTAGTTAGCCTTATGTTTTTTAGTGATATGTCAACCGCTCCACAATTTATGATATTTGCAAGACTGACATTTTCCCTGTTATTTACAACAAACGTATCCATTCTACTGCTTCCCAGGAATCTGCCGCCAAACATATTTACAGCGTCAGACAGACTGTAGTCGCAATAGTATGTCCCTGGACTAAAAAACAAATCCTTATGTCGATTTGTTGACTTGGCGGCCCCTATTGCATCAACTATGCTCTGGGTGGTAGTCCCGTAGCTACTTACATCCACCATTGTATCTGAGTTATATCTCACTCAAACCACCCTGGATAAACCGTCTGCCTAGAGTTAAATGTTACTGTCCCAGCGCCTGTAAAACTAAAACTATCGACAAGGGGGATTATTGAAACGAATATGGGCGATATTGCAAGGTCATACACTCCACCTGTACCGTTCAACTCGTGCGCTTCAGATATACCTTTTTCTATCTTGTTCAATAAATCTGCCGAAACACCGGGAGGCGCACCATTCTTCCATACTGTTTTTGTGTAGCTCATATAGGATAAATTTCATCTCCAGGATAAAATGTTTCAGACGGCAAGACCGCTGTCAATTCTACGCATCAAATTGGGGTAACAAGCATATTTTTAGCTTTTATTGTTCCAGGTCCTGCTGAGGTCCTCAACGCCAGACGTGTCCCCGTAGCGGTTACAATTGAAGACGCAACCTGCCCATTTTTCTGTACGGTATTTGAAGCCGGACCTCCGAGAAAACAATTGATACTGGTAGTAACTGCACCCTCTGGGAACTCCCACTGGATTAGATATTGCGCCCCGACCGTTACTCCTACCAATGTTTGGGTAAAATACGATGATGCAGTCGTAAATGTTCCGGTCAGGAACCCTTCTACAACAGACAGCGAAACCCCGCCCTCATAAAAGGTCCCCCACTCAGCAGTCCCGTTGCCGAGGTCTCCGTTTACCACTAAATTTTCCACTTTTGTCGTGATCGTAAATGTATCAGACACGCCATTAATCGTCACAACTGCATCGGCAGCAGTCTCATACTCAGCACTTGATGTACGCTGCACCTCAAACGTATCGCCAGGATAAAAATCACCAGGAGTGGAAACAAAACTCCCGCTACCGTTCAGTCGGTATGCGCCACCTGATACTGAGATGGTGCCGATTCCAACCAGCCCTGTGACGGATACAGGTGCTGAGGTGATAAGTGTTGATGTGGCAACTCCTGTCTGGTCGGTGATTGTAAACTGATCAGGTGTTGCTGTTGAGTATTCCCATGACCAAGCAGCACATCCACCACCATCAATCAGTGCCGGAATTCTCCATCCTACACCTATGGCGGTCTCGCCGGTTTCCTCCAGGTACTGTGTTCCATCAGCCACAGTGTACCCTCGCTCGTTCGCGTAGTTGCTGCCGCTCCCATCCAGTCTCTCGGTGATGGTGACACCGTCCAGATACAGCGTGTGACCGTTACCACTCGCGTCGATCTCAAACGTACCGCCCGCATTTATCCCCGGCAGATAAGCCCATCTCACGCCATCCCGGAATATGTCAATATCCCAGCAGTCAGGCCCAGGAAAAGTCAGGGTGCCATTCACGCTGCATGTCGGAGCGTCGCCAGTGGCGGTGATGGTGTCGGTGGTCAACAGGCCGGGGCAAGGGGAGCTGCCCGCGCCCAGGAAGCCTGAGCTTTTGACCTGCTGGGTGGTGTGGGAGGATGCAGGTGCGTAGGCAATAAGTTTACCATCATCTACTGTGGTGCGATACCAAGCTAGGAGGTTGGCTTGGTCAGGACCCAATCTTCGACGACCACCAATTAAACCAAGTGACAAATCCATTACATTACCGCAAGGTCAACAGCGGTGTTAAATGTAAAAGTCGTGCCTGGATTAATACCAATCACCTGGCCGGGAGAGATATCAATATAAACCGATCCAGATGAAGAATCAGCACCAATCGTAAAAGCAGAATAATCGCTACTAAAAAACGCCTTGTCTGGCTCATCCGGTATCCATTCGGTATATGCAGCCACAGATATGATTCGCCGTGGAGCAAATACCGGGAGTTTTGTTCTGATAATTGTATCGTCTGGTGTGCTAAAAGGATTCGGCATTGTTATTCCTCAATTGTTTTTGTAATAATTTCAAATACTTAATAATAGAAAGGGAATCCCTAACAAATGATTAAAAAATATATAATCATTTTAATCATTTGGGTACTTTGTGGGTTGAATTTTCAAAAACCCCCTTAGTAATTATCCAGTTAATCAATCTATAAACATCTAATTTTGAATAAAAACAAATTTTTAAAACAATATTAACTAATTAACTGTAAAAAATGTTCAATAATATTCATCAGCTATCTATCAATTGGAGTCTCTTCTTCAAGATCGCCGGCAAGTTCATCATCGCCGTTTTCCTTTATCCATTCTGCCTGTTCTGCCTCAGGCATATTTTTTACTTTTTCAAAAAGAGTATTAAATTCTTCTATTGACATCCCGCTCATATAAATCCCTTCTCCCTGGCCGCTGCTGGGGATAAATAAAATTTGACTCCATTAGTTCCTGGTTTTACATCAAACCCTGTTTTAATATAAAAACCAATTGTGCTTGGTGATCGCTCTGGGGTTAAAGTTACTGCCCCATCTTTCCCGGCAGCAGCAGATGCTTTTACTACCTCCGAAAGCATCTTAACCCCACCTCCCTTCCCAAAACTCCCCAATACATTTATTTCCGCAGAATCCTTGCCAATAGAAAAAGAAACAGCAGCATCAAAGATGCCATCATGATCGTGATCTAATCCGATCACTTGCTTACCTTTTTTACCAGCGTCTTTTAATGCTCCAACAACATAGTTCCTTTGCTTTGAATCCGGCAAGGTCTTTACTTTGTTGATCGCCTCATTTTTATTCGCTGATGTAATTTTAGAAATTCCAGTCCCACAAAACTGCCCACCACCAGCGCCGCCTGCAGGTTTATGACAACTATTTGCATTTGTTATTTGGTCTTCAAGATCATCATCCCCCTGGCCATCATCAGCAGCCATAGGAGGAATGTAAGTTTTCAACGCTGTCATTATCCGTTCAACCCGTTCTTCCGGCAATTCCATAATCTCCAGCAAATACTGCTCTAGAGGCATAGATAACTGAGCATCCGGAGATGATAGATACTTGGACAATCCTTCAGAACGAATCCGACCGGTTTCTGCTTTATCTTTATCACTGGGGGCCGACAAATCAGGCCATTCAATCTCGTATCCACCAGCCGGCACTTTCAGAATTCCAAAGGCATTCAACTTATCAATTACCGGCCGCAATATACAGGGTTCAACAAATGTCTTTCTCCGACCATCACATTGATCATCCCAGGCCTCTGTATCCTGGCTGCTGGATAACTCCCCTCGCTCCGAGCCCTCAAGGATTCGTTTCGGGATACCAGTTGCAATGGAAATCATCTTCAACTGTAGTTCGCCGTGCTGGGTAGGATCAGCAACTGCAGGGGCTAGACTCTTCACGTCCAATCCCTGGAGTTTCATATAACGCTCCAGGTTGTGAACGTACTTCTGGATCTCCTCTTCCAGGGCGGCAGCATCTTGAGGTTGGATGGTAGTGTCTTCTGCTGCCGTAAATGCCATGCCTGGGAAAGCCCCTTGCCAGAACATCTCAGCCGAGCCACCCACAATCAGCTCCATATTGAGAAGTCTATTATAGATGCGTTCCAAGCGGGGAAGACCAAGCACATTTGATTCAAGGAGATTATCGGCTATGTGGACAACCCGGCTGTAATGAACGGTTGTTTCCAGGGTGGATGCCGTACCAGGGGTATTGGCTATCCTCAATCCATAAGTAAGAGGAAGGCCAAAGCGAGGATCTTTTGGGTCAGTAACATATTGTTTGATCGGAGCATTCGCCTCGGTAAAAGGTTGGAGATAAAGAAGGTCGTTTGCTCTTTCTACTGGTTGGCCAAGATCCTCGGCCAAATCATTGAATCCCAGCAGTAAAACACCATACTGGCCAATGCCACTTATCTTATCAGCGCGGATCAGGATATTGTAAATACCCAGTCGCTTTTCTAGCTCTTCCCAAGCCTCTTTATAGGTATCTGAGGAATCATCCGTGCCGCGTATAATTGGTAAACGACGCCAGCTCGCCTCAACAGGTTTTTCGATAACCTTGCCGGCGATATCTTGCCTCCTGTAGCGGTGGTAATAGTCCGAGAATTTGATCCCGTCGAGACCAGGATATCCGAGAGCGGTATATACATCCCTCAATCCTCCGAAAGTGGTTGTATTTCCATAAGTGAGTCTTGACCCAACAATGCCAGACTGCAATGCCCGGTATAAGGCTACCCGACGGATCTGTTCTGACTTCTCGTTGGCGGTCAACTTGATTGGTGAATTACGCCTCATTGTATTTTCAGCCCCGCACGAATGAAGCAGTCTTTTGCTTCGAGTAGTTTCCGAAAACCCTCTGCTTTCTCCGGACCATCTGGAAGTTCATCCATCATAATATCGGCCAGATCAGCAATGAGTCTACCAATGACTTGGGAGGATTCAGGCAGATCGCCATAAAAGAAATGTTTGTATATTGGATAAAGATGTTTCGATGCTGGATTCCTGGCCATTATATCACCACGTCCCTACTCGTTTTGTATTGGTTAGTTCATCGAAGGCGTCTGCGGCCGCATCGACCTGATCCTTGAATTTGCCTTCCGGGAAGTTTTCGGCCTCCAGTAGAAATGCTTCATTCCATAAGCCCCGTACCAGCTTTACATTGCCGGCCTGGGCTTGGCTGGCCAATGGGGTAGCCCGGACTTCTTTCGACCCCGTAACCGGCAGTGTCTTTACTGTATAACCGGCCAATTCTTTGACGAAGGCCTTTGCCTGACTCTTGCCAGCCTGGCCCGGATCTTGTGGTAACCGAACCGGTACCAACTTACCATCCTGACTAGCAATATTTTTGATGGAATCAATTACTTTACTGGCATCAATCTGGAACCGGGTAGAATCTTCAATATAATAAACCCCGGCAACCTTGGCCATCCTGATCCCGGCTGTATATGCCGGCCCGCCATCTTTCTTTGCTTTCCGATCTTCCGGATCTCGATCAGTCCCGGCAAGATCCCATGCCCGTACTCTTTTTGCTCCTGCCGGCACCGCACTCACTATTTCGAAATCAGTCCGCTTGAAATAACTGCCGGCGGTTGGCCGTACATTCCAATTCCCCTCAAGAAGCTGCGCCCGTTCAACCCGAGGGAGAGCGTTCAGTTTTGCAAGATAGGTCGGATCTTTTTGGAGAAGAATCTTGTTATCGTTAATTGTTGAACGAATAAAAGTAAAGGAGAGAGGTTGAACGGGCGCATCTTCAGTACTGTATTTATCAAGTAATTCTTGTTTTGAATCGCCCCACATGACTTCATCGCCGAGGAGGATGAACCAGCGAATTACACCGGATCTACTGGCAATAACAAATCCATCCTCACCAATCCACCAGTCAATAAACTTTCGGACCCATGAATCAGGATCAGGATTGCAGGTTCCCCGGATTCGGCCAGGGACGCCGGACATGGACCGATTCCTGGAAAGCATATATGAAAACTGCTTCCAGGTAAAGTGGCATATTTCATCAAAACCAATCAGCGGGATCTGTGACCCCTGCCAATCAAGGCGATTCTTCTCATGCTCCATGTGAGCAAAAGAAACGGCCATTTTGGAGGGGAATCGAAAACACAATTCGTTCTGATTGGGTTTCCCACCAATGGCCGGATATAACTCCGACGCCTCATCCCATAACCCACCTTCGGAGGTAATCTGTTTGGTGGTTCGGCGGAAGATGACCGCGCCGAATTTGGAATTATTTACATGATATAAGGGTTCCAGCAGAAGGGCGAATGATTTTCCCCCTCCGGCCGAACCACCATAAAAGACAACGTCAGCCCCACACATAAGAAATTGAGTCTGCGGACCCCCCTGGGGTCGGATCTCAATTACTTCTTGTTGCGGCATTGCTGCTGTCATCCAACCATTTCCTTCTGGGGGAGTATGATAACTGCAGAACCAATTGGAGTGTCGCCGGTGGTAATATCAATATCCTGGCGATCATTCCATTGTTCGGCCTTGGGAAGTGTTTTGGTACGATTCCAGAGAAAGAACTTGGCGCTGGCGACATCGGCCGGCATATGTTTCTTTACCAACTTATGAAGTATGATCTCCCGTATGGGATAACCGTCTTCGTCCCGGATTATATTGCCATCGATATCCTTCTTGAATTCCTGGCGATACTCCTTCTCCTCCATACTGTAGCCACATGCCCGATGATAGAGGGATTTCGCCACGTTTGCATTGGCTACTTCACGCCCCTCTATTATTGCAAAGTCGAATTCGTCATCCTGTTCCCGCCACAACTTCAACGTCTCAACATGTATCCCCAACAACCTGGCCAGCTTCTCATCCGTACAACCCAACAAACAATACGACAGAGCCAATGCCGGATGGGTATCCTTCTTATATATAGGTTCAACCCCGGCATGTATTTGTTCTTGTATGGCCTTTATCTGCCTTTGGAGTTCGTTAATCTTGTTATATCTCCGGGCGCATTTCCTTTTGACGGTGGAATCATTGGGGTTTATCTTCAGGAGGGGAGTAGCCTTGATGGGGCCTTTGCCGGCGGGCTTATATTTGAGTGTTGGCTTCTGTATTGTGTTTTGGAGGCCTGGGGAGGATTGACGAACCATAATTTTGTACTTGTTGAGGTTGATATATATGGGGCTGGATTTCTGGGGTGGAGGATTTCTTGTTAATTTCCTTCCCCTTATATTTACCATATATATTGATTTTGATATTAAATCAAAAAATAAAAATATTTATTAAAATCTTAATAAAAGTCTTGACCATCCATACAGACCAATATATAATAAGACATAAGATAAAGATTGAGAGGGAAAGGGGGAGGTTAATCGAGAACCCGATAGGCGGGGATGGTCCAGTTGAGGAGCGCCCCACCAGGAAGCGAATATAGTGTCTCTGATTGCTTGATCAGACTGGCGAGCCCATTCAGGGCGAAACACTAAATGAGGAGATTGGCCATGAAGATCAACGATTATAATATTGGCGACGTTCTTTTGATCACCCATAAAACCAAAAACGGATATCATACCAGAATAGGCCAATATTATAA